TTAATTTTTGATGTCAATTCATTCAGTTGTTTTTTGACGCTATCAACTTCCCTTATAATATATTCACCTAATGAATTAGTATTAGAAATATTGTTAATATACTCACGAAGGACATTCTTTTGATTTTCATCCAAATCCCTGTATTTCTTGTTCATACCTTCGACCAATATACGATAAGACAAAAGCCGAACATCCTCGTTTTGCTGAGCATAAAACTTTAAAATATCTTCTTCCTCACCAACTTTCTTTGGTCTGTCAACAATATTTTCAACTATACATGTTTTTGCTTGATAGACTTCTTTTACGTCAAATTTTAAGTCTTTGGAAGATGCATCCTCGAAGAGTTTGAATATAGAGGCCAAATTCCTATAATTCTTAATACTTGCTTTTAAGAAATCATCAATTGGATAAAGATTTTTAATTTCTTTAATTAATTCATATTTTTCTTTTGCTAATTTGGAATTACTGAGTTTCTTGCGTTGTTCTACAATAACAGATAGAAATCTTTCTGCATGTTGTTCATCTTTTATCTTTTCAGATAGGAGAAAATTATAAAGACGCCACTCCCTGCCCAGTTCAGTGTTCTCCTTGAAATACTTGAAGAGTAAATCTTTAGCTTCCGACCCATCCTTGCCGGCAATAATGTCTGCTGTTATCTGTCTGGTTAACAATTCAAACAAAATACCTGTATTTTTAAACTTTGAGTGACGCATTTTCTTAGGCATATATTCAACTCTTCCACATAATTTATAAATATGAGATTAATACGTGAAAATGTATTATTTCATTATTCACCAAGTATGTTGCTTTCATCTAGGATTGACTTACTTCCTGTTACTTTTGCCTCCTTGATTAACTCCTTTTTTTCAACTCTCGATTTGTCCAAATAAGAAGTAAGATTTTTAATCATGTTACTTCTTTGAAGTGTTTCAAGACTAAGTGGAGAATCGTTTGCCCATTTTGGAGTTAGAGAGGTACTACTTGGTCTTGGTTTTCTATTATTTTCCAAATTACCCAACGGGTCTTCTCCAAATGGATGCTGTTTACGGGCATCGTGTTCACCTTTTTGGGATGGCCGTTCATAATCTTCATCATGTTCACCATGTACTTCTTCTATACTTCCTGTGCTTTCAGCATCAATCATTTGTTTCCATTTAGCATGATTGGCATCACCTTGAACTTTTGCTTCCTGTAATGGCGGTAAACCGCCTCCACCCGGACCACCACCTAGTTCAGGTAGTCCGCCTCCCGGTCCACCCAATTCAGGTAATCCACCCACCGACCCACCACCTAGTTCAGGCAGCCCACCACCGCCCGGAGGAGCGCCTTCAGCATTTGGATTAATTTTCTGAAATGGCTTGGCAGGGTCATTACCTTCTTCTTCAATGGATTTAAATCTCCACATTTGCTTGGAATCTTCAACAATTTCATCAAGAAGTTGGTCAGAATCATCCGCCGATAAATTGAATACATTCTTGTAAATCCATTTCTTGGAGAAAAGTTTATTTTCCATCATATTCTTGGCTAACTCTGTTTTGTTACCCCAAACTTCAATCTTTTCCTTTTCAAAAATTGTTGAAGGATTGGTAAGTTCCAATTTAAAATTGACCAGTGTTTCATCACGATATCCTTGTGAATACAAATGAACAATGGCAATTTTTTCAAGTTCTGATATGATGACTCTCTGAATACGTTGAATTGTTCTAGCAAATCTAACATCTTCCGATGCTAATGTGGCTTTACCAGAAAGTTCCTCTTCATAACCCAAGAAAGCTTTTGGAATCTTCAATGCGGCCATCAATTTATTACGAAGATATTCAATATCATCAATACCCGTCCATTCTATACCACTCAAAGTTTCAATGGAAGTTCCGCTATCACTACCACGAACAGGCAAAATATAATCCTCTGTCATATTTTGAAGATTAAATCTAAGATTATAATCGCCGGTTTGTGGGTCAACATAAGGAACTCTTTTTAGTTTAGTTACTTGTTTTTCTATAAAAGAATCAATATCTTGTGGTGGAATATTACCAACATCCAACTTGAATATACGCCTTTCTGGAGCACGCATAATACGATTGATTAACATAGCGTCTTCCATCAAAGACAACTGTTTCCAAACACGGCGGGCACCTTCAATCATGGCTTTACCATAAGGAAGGAAGTTGGAATCTGAAAGCAATCTAAAGTGCGCACATTCAAAAAATTCCAAAGTTTCAACTTGGGATGTATCGGTTGGCCTTATTTGAAATTTGACATAATTTTTGTTAAGAGGGTCAGTATTTTCAAGACGTTCAACATTATAAGCAGAAATAGGTTCAATCTGATAAACGCCATACTCAGGCGACACATACAGGCGCATGTAGAAGTCACCGTATTTTGCCATGTTTCTAGTCCAAGACCAAAGATTATGTTCAATATTTAGAACATCATAGAAAAGATTGGTGAGAATACCTTTTATATTATCATCTTCAGCGTGAACCACCAAAACCTTCCCCAACTCATTGACTGTCAATGATTCATCTGCATAAATGTCCAACGCCGATGAAATAATAGGGTCCATATCCATCGTATCATAATCCCTAAAAAGGTCAATGCGAGCAGCTTGATAAGCTAAGGAAAAATCTCTTGTGTAAGCGTTGTAAGAAGTGGAACGAACACGATTGAAACGGTCACGCAGACTATTTCTATCAGTCGCATACATCAAATCGCTGGTATCTTTTACTTTAAGTTTTTTACCACCAACGTTGCGAACTACCACGCCCGAAGAAAATAATTTCTTTAAGCGCGCAAATAACGATTTTTGCTTAATGTCAATTTCGTCGTTATCTACTCTTACTTCTGGTCTAATTGGGCTATCAGGCATATATTATCCTTTCAATTTTTCTGTGTGTATGTGTTTCGGGTAAGTATAAATATGTGTAATTTATCGTAACAACCATGTTAAGGACTCTACATCGCCCGGTCTATTACCAAGTCTCATTTGCCATTGTTCCTTGCCTTTGGATGGAGTTCTCACCGTATAGAGTGGAGTTCTATCCTCAGTTTTGCCTACATGTATTTTATTTAACATAGTTTGTGTTAAAACCATCTTTTCACTGCGAAGTCTCAAAGCTGTATCTCTTACCCATAATCCCATACCCAATGCTAAAACTAAATCGTCATTATAATTTTTAGCTGCTTGCGCTTTTCCATTTTCCCAAATAAATGTTTTTAATTCATTAATCAATCTGATAGAATGAATAATAACCAACTTTTCTCTGAAATATTCCTCTATTTTTGAAACCAATAATGGTCTGGTTTTAATGGTAGTGGAAAATCCCGGCAATAATTTAGATTCATCACGATTATATCTGTTCGATACATTATGATACACGTCAGCTATCTTTGGGTCGTTTGTATTTGAGTAGAAAGTGTTTTTATATTGTCGGTCAATAATTTGTTGAAGGACGGCCCACCCAATATTTTCACGTTCAACAACCAACAATGCATCATTATATTCCGTAGCCAAAGTTACCAGCATGTCACCAAATTCTCTCGTACCTAATTGGTCTTGAAATTCAGCAACTTGTTCCAACGTTTCTATGTCAAACACATGAGCTGCTGAATAATCCGACGCATCACCACGAGCTACGTCAGCGCATATGAGATAATCTTGACCAAGTTTTGGGCCATCAAATATCCATAAAGCTTCTCCCCGCCTTGCTTCAATTCTATCCATAACCATTTTAGGATTCTCTTCATACCATTTAAGAATCATCAAATCTACAACGTTTGTTCCTGATGATAAAAAGTCACAATCACATTCCTGACTGGCACCCTTAGCTCCCAATTGTTTCGTTTGTTCATCTCTCCATCTTTGGTCACGGTCTGGATGTAAATTCCAAGGCAATTTTATGAGTTTAAAATCATTCTTTTTCTTTTCAGCATTCACCCACATTTTATGAAACCAATTACCTACACCGTTTGGAGTTGATAAAATAATAGCTTTACCACCAGTGGATAGAGTTAAAAAGGCAGAAGTCCATATTGTTTCTGCTTCTTCTATAAAAGCTGCTTCATCAACAATCAACAAACTCAAGGCTTTGGAACGACCCGCATCTTTTGCAGATGATGTGGCAGAAATCTGAGAGCCATTTTCAAATCGCAAAGACATGTGGTTATTTGTCGTTTCTCTTTCTTTCAACCACGATGGTAAGTGTTCATTAGCAAAACGAACTTTTGTAATAATTTCCTTTGAAACTTCCTGCTTAATAGAAATGATTAATACATTTTTATCACTATTAAATAAGGATAACCAGAGAGAATAAGCTGCAACCAAAGTAGTTATACCCAATTGTCTTGATTTGAGTATGAGAGTAAACCTATTTAAAAATTCTTTAAGAGTTTCTTCCTGAAACGGATACAAATCAAACGGTATCGTACCCTTATTCGGATGTTGAATTTTTACATATTTTCGCATGAAATACACAGGGTCTTCCATACATCGTTTTGTTTCTTCTTTTATTACGTCTCTTAAAGTAGG